TGTTTTTTTGTTTTAAAGTTAAAATTATCATAACTGTATGCTTCTTCTCCATGAATCTTTTTTGCTTCTGCAATGAACAGTTCCTTTGTCATATATTTACCATTACATTTAGGACAACCATCACCTCTTTTTAAGTGACCTATCGTATGACTAAATAAGCCATGTTCTTTTCCCAAAGAGTCACAACAATGACATATAATAGGTAATTTATCCTTATATGTAAACGTATCGGGTAATAATGAGTAATCGTATTCCCTCTGTTTTGAAGTCAATATATTGATTAAATCTTGTCTTAACATAAGTCTTTTTTATTAAAAATAGTCCAAAGTTTCCAAAAAAACAATTTTTATCTTAACATTGGATAAAATTATATCCAGCAACAAATGTTTTAGAACAAGTTATTTCATCTTTGCATACTGTTAATAACTCATTAAGGTAATATAAATATTTACTCCTTGTTTGTTTATCGGCATTTAATATCATTTGAGGTATTCTTAACATTGGGTTTGTTCTCTCTGCAAAACCCTTTATAAATTCATCATCATCACTATGAAAAATGTTTGTGTGTATGTCATTTTCATAATATTCCAATTTTGTATCTTCTTTTATTTCAGATGGTTTGATTTTATTTTGTTTTGAATCAAATAATGAATGGTCTTCTGTTACATCAACTGTCATTTTATCATCTTGTACACGATATATTGTTTTATCTGTTTTATGTCTATATATGTATGACGGTTCTACCCATCCACTGCGACATAAAACCTTATAGTTTTTCTTAGAATAGTCATATTCCCTACCTAATACATCTTTATTAAGTTCTTCTTCATTAATAAGTTCTGATATTGGTTTGATGTTGATATAGCCTGTTTCTTTTTCTTTTATAAAAAGAGGTGTATCACCTGTAAAACTGTCACCAACCAACGGTCTATAACCTCTTTCAGTGAACCACCCAATCATTAAACGAAGTGCCATACGTCCAGTACACGTTGTTTCTTCTGCACAAATAAGGTCACTCCAAGGGAACACCGAGCCACTACCATAAGAACCGAAAAATCCGTTGCCTATTACCTTCACGGCACTTTGCATATTGTCAAAAAGTGTGTATTTTGACTTATATTTTTTCAATTCATTTAACAATTCTTCATCATTTGGTTTGTTTTCAAGAAGTTTTGTTATTTCACGTACTTTTTTATCTGCTGATTTCTTCTCGCCTTTATATTCCTCACGTTTTGTGAGGATATATTCCAACATGGTACTCATTGCTCCCATGATATCAATGTCGCTATTAATATTATGAGAAAGAATAATTGACGGATATAGTGAATTATAATCCAATTTTATAATTCTATCTACATAACCTGTTACAAGAAGTCTTGAAAGACCGCCTGTGAATGCGTGTGTGTCAATTAATTCTGGAATTGCAAGGTTATTTTCATAACTCCAAGTACACATTATATATTTCCAAATCGCAGCAGTACCCATAGTACACATTTTTTCAAATGGTACTGGTAACATCTTACAAATTTGGTAGTTTGTCTGATTGAATGATAATTCAACCTTATCGGTTTCATAAAGGTCATCTAATAGATAACGTTCAACAATGTATCTGCCAGTTACGATGTCAAAAGTTTCCTTTGTCTTCTTATCATATAGTTTTTCATGATTATCATTAAGTATGTCGGCAATGTCATAACGTAACCAAGCATTACCTGTTTCGTCATTGAAAGTCTTTTTAAATGTTTCTTTTGTTATTTTGAACCAATGTCCATTTTCGTCATTATGCGCATATTCTCTTTTGCAGTTAAGCCATGTATCATTGATTATTTTGCCTGGCACATATACACGATTTGGTTTGTTTAGTTTTGCAAATTTGGTTATATATTTCAAATCCGCTTTTTTGATATTGGAATTAAGTGCTTGCGCACGTCTAACAGCAAACAACGAATCAGTAATATTAGTTCCCCACATGATTGTAGGGGTATAATATTCCATTTCACCACCAAGTTTTAATACTTTTTGCTTGTTTGCTCTATAAATTCCCCTATGAGGAAACAAATGTTCTGTGAATTTTTCAAGTGAAGAATTTCTCAACTGTAAACGAATGTCAATAAACCAAACGTCAAAGTTTTCAATGTTATGCCCTGTGAGAACATCTGGATTTATATCATGTACCGTTTCAAAAAATTCTTGTAATGCCTTTGTTTCATTTTTGAATTTTTCCTCACCTTCTCCAATAACGGGAATTATTTTTTCAAACCCCCTATTTGTTCTTATACCAATTTGTGAGATACAATCTTTTTCAGGGTCAAGTCCTTCTGTTTCCAAGTCAAACTCCATTCTCAAAAGTTCATCATAATCATCATATCCCTTGAATTGACGTTTTCCAGTTTCAATCATAAACTGTTCAATTGGATTGATAACAATGAACTCCTTTATTCCGTAATTTGCATCAGATTGGTTTGGATATATTGGTCTGCCACCTTCCTTAAAAAATTGCATGAACTTTTGATATGACATTGGTGTTGCTGCCTTGAATAACACCCTGTATCCTCTTTCCATACGTTCAGGAACATTGCCATCTGAGTCAGCAATCCTAAGTCCTTTGCAAGAAATATGATATTGTTGTAATTTTGCCTTTATTTTACTTCTATCACCCCCAAATAATCCTCTGCCAACACTTTGTTTAGCCCAACAAAAGGGATAGAATGGCTCATGAGATACTTTTTTAAGACCTTTTTCGTCACGATAGATTACACACATTTTGTCACTATTGTAATCTCCCTCAATTTTTATGATTCTCTCCATCGGATTGTAACCGTTTAAGAAATAATGAATTTGTTCCTTTGTTACTTCAGTTTTCATTTTACATAATATGTTATAACATTATATAATATTGAGTTAAACAATATGAAAATTGCATCATCAATACATTTACACGGCAATATAATGCAAATTGTGAAACAAACAAAATGTTTTCATTTACATTGATAAACATAATAATAAATGGTATCATATAAATAAAGAAAACTTGTTTGATTTTTTGCAAAAACTTAATTTATTATAATTTCAAAAGAAATCTCAACAACAATTGAGTCAAGTTGCTGAGAATATAATTGCCTGATGTAATTATGCAGATAAATGAGTGGCGGTAGTTTCTATTTAATTCCCCATGCTTGAAGTAATTGGTTTTTTAAGTCTTTAAGGACTTCATCAATGGCATTTTCCAGAATATAAGAATTATAATCTTCAATGGAATCAAATTCATTATTGTCTTTATCAAAGATTGAAACGTAATTTCTTCCAAATTCATCTGTTTTAAGATAATCTTCTTCATCATCATCTGATAACATTTCAGTACCAATCAACTCATATATTCTGTCATTGATTGATTGTAAATCCACCTTACTATATTTATTAAATGTTTCTGTAATGATATTGTTAATCATCATTTCATTCAAAATGTTTTCTTCATAATAGTATTGGGTATTTATATCTTTATTGAACCGTCATTTACAACAATCTGTAATTCTTCCGCAATTGGTACAATTAACTCACCCTTTGGAAAAACCATATCCTCAACAGTTATGTCATTGTCAAATTTTATTTTGAATTGACCAATGAATATTCCTGCTTCTGATGTATCTCTTTTATTCCACTTATATTGTATTTTATATCTTTCCTCACATACCTCATCATTTATTGGAACAATATGACAAGGTGCATTTGCAATTTTCTTGACACCAGTTTCCATATTGGTCATTGTGAATGTAACCGTTGCTGCTTGTATTGCAATATATAACTTTTTATAAGTGTGTCTTCCATCATGTATTGGCTCTATTTCCAAATATGGAAGAGTTGCGTTCTTATTTATTACAAATTGTTTCATTATTTGTGTTAATTAATAATATTTATTTATAAATATCGTTCTTCCACACATATTTATATAATCCACAATCCCATATGCGATAAAAACCTAATTTTTGTGTCATTTCATATTCAGTCATATTTTCATTTAACCCTTTATTTGGGTATTTTTTCAAAAGTATTTGTTTTCTGAAATTAAACTTGTGTTCTCTTCCGTTATGCCCATTTGTGTAACGATATTCTATATTTGTTACATCTTCCAAATTGAAACCCAATTTAATATACAAATTATCATTATTTGTACTCCATCTCCTGTCAGCAAAACTCTTTACTTCACTTGGGTCGTAATTCCTTACAAAATATTTGAACAATTTACTGCCAACACCAACACAATGCTTATCTATATCTGTTGCAAATCTTGTCAATTCCCATTTGTCACTGTCTTTTCTTTCTTTTTTGAATGACATCACACCAACAAGTTCATTTTCATAAAAGCAACCTATATATATTGTTGACTTAGAAACACCTTGAATATGATTTTGTTTAAGAAATTCCCTTGCTTGTTTGTAATTTATTTCATTAATAGTACAATTTCTTCCAAATACCTTTGGCAAAGCACCATCATAATCAAGAATATGTTTAAGTTTTGATTTTACTATTTTTTTATGTTCAAGCCATTCATCTTCAAATATATGTATTAATCTTATCCCTTGTTTCTCACATTCAATTGTTTTATTTAAATGATAATTTCTATCTTCTTTGAATTTTTCAGAATGCCAAATCAATCCATTATATTCAATTGCAACTTTTTTTTCAGGAATGTATATATCTAATTCATATGGGGGTATTATATCCTTTCTCCTTTCTATTATTTCTACATTAGTTTTTGTTTTTAAAAACTCACTTATTTCTTGCTCACAATTGGAAATTGAGATTGCACATTTTGGACATCCTTGACCCATTAAATGTTTGTCAGCACTTTGCCAAAATTCACCATGTTTATGACAAACAATACAAACTTTGTTTTTACTACCAATATATTTTGTTCTTGAATAATCATATTCATAATTATGAACTATATTTGCCTTTTCTATAAAGTCTTCAGTTGTATTTGTTTTAAATTGAGCATAATGTTTCAGACTGCATTTAGGACAACCATGACCTTGTAAAAAATAAATTGGTTTTTTTATAAATTGACCGTGTTCTTTACAAATTAATATAACAGGTGTATATGTATTAACATATTTAACTTTTGAATAATCATATTTGTCACCATAAATTTTAACACATTTTGTTATAAATTCTTTTTGTGTTAATCTTTTTGATAATGATGTCTTTTTTGCTTTACATTTAGGACAACCATGACCTTGTAAATGATGATGTGGTGTTTGCCAAAACTCACCATGTTCAGGACAGATTATACATACCTTTGTATGATTGTTAATGTAATTTACCTTTGAATAATCATACCTTTCACCATGTATCTCTTTCGCTCTTTTGATAAATTCATCATTTGTTTTATTTTTACCAATATGACTTTTTATTGTACCACATTTAGGACATATACTTCCTTGTAAATGTTTATAAGGTTTTTGCCAAAACTCACCATGTTCAGGACAGATTATACATACTTTTGTTTTTGCATTTATATATTCAATTTTTGAATAATTATACTTATCACCATGTACTTCCCTCGCTTCCATTATAAATGTATCACTATCTTTTTTGTTTAATTTTACACATTTTGGACAACCACTTCCATTCAAGTGATTTTGTGGAATCTGATAAAATTCACCGTGTTCAGGACAGATAATACATACTTTAGTGGAGTTATTCACATATTCCACTTTTGAATAATCATACTTATCACCATGTACTTTCCTCGCTTTATTTAAAAATTTCTCCAAAGTAAGTCTTCTGTTTTCACCATTCTTCTGATTTTTACATTTTGGACAACCACAACCATATAAATGATTTGCAGGTGTTTGCCAAAACTCTCCGTGTTCTGGACAGATTATACATACTTTAGTTCTACTATTGACATATTCTACATTTGAATAATCATATTTGTTATTATGTTTTATTTTTGCCTTGATAAAAAAATCATTCATAAATGTATATATATTTTTTAATCTATGTATTTATAAATATTGTACAAACATAATATTTATTATTAAAATACCAAATTTTTTTTAATTAAAAATGTTAGATAAAGAGAAAGAAACCCTTTTTCGTATCGTGAGACGAAAGTTAGGTGGTTCAACAAGGAAAATTGAACTCACAGATGATGATTTATGTGATTTGCTTGAAATCGCAATTGGCAACTATGCACAAGTTGTTCAAAATTTCATAATTGAAAGCAATTGGGCAGCATTGTTTGGAAAGAAAACTGGTTTAGAATTATCCAACCAAGAATTGGCATATGCAATGTCAATGAGAAGTCTTGATTTATCAAAAGATTATGCCCAATGGTTCAGCAAGGAAGTTGGCCTGCAACAGCAAGGAAAATGGGAACTTAAAAAGGATTTTGTGAAAATTGAATGTGGCAAACAAGTATATGTTGTTCCTGCTGGCAGGGAAATAAACAAAGTGTTGTGGGTTGCTCCACCGACAACGGACCCAGCATTATTTGCTAATTATGGCGGTTTTGGTGTGGCATTCGGTGGTGGTGTAATGGGACAAATGGGTCTTGGTGCTGCCACTGTGTTCGGTGGAATGGGTAGTGCATATGGAATGGGTGCTGGTTTGTGGGCATTGCCTGCTTATGATGTTGCTCTTATGGCAACTGATTTGTCATATAAACAACAACTTTTGAGAAGTGATTTGGTGTATAAAGTAACAGCAGGACCTGATGGAACACATCTAATACATCTTATGAGCACGCCTGGCTCAAGACTTACATTTGGTATGGGTGGAATCAATATGTATCCTTTACATGGTTGTTATTTGTGGTACACATATTATGACACAACACCAGATAATGTAGATGAATGCAGGAAAAACAATCCTGATGTGATTTTATCACCAGACCAAGTACCACTTAATGAAATGGATTACTCAATGTTCAATGCACCAACAAAGGCTATGATTCGTAATTTGTTGATTGCGGAAGCCGCAGAAACATTGGGATTAATAAGGGGAAAATTTAGTGGTCAACTGAACATTATCAATAATTCGTTAACTCTCGACTATAATATGTATTTAAACTTAGCAAAGGACATGCGTGACAGCGTAATGAACGAATTAAAGGAGAGATTACAGCGAATGACACCTTGGGAAATGATGAAAAAGCAAGCAGAAATGGTACAGAGTATGAAAGAAATACAAAAAGGTGTTCCTCTTGGTATGTATGTTATTTAAATAATATTATTTGTCTATTTGCATATTATATTAGTATTAATATTTTGTGCAAAAAAACATATAATTGTTAAAAAATCATAAATTTTTATTAAAAGACCCAAATAATTTGGTTTACTCAATATATTTGTATGAAACAAATAATTAGGCTTAAAGAAAGTGAATTAAAAGATATGATTTCTGAAAGTATTAGAAATTATATCAATGAATCGTTTCGTGGTGAAATTGGTTTACAAAATCTTGGACAAAATTCTGAACAATATATTGCGCTTCAAAATGCAAAAACAATGCAACAGAACAATGAGCCTCCATTGAAAATAAAGCAGACAACAGGGTGGGAAATCGGATATGACGGTAAATGGAAATATGAAGGTGTTGATGGTGTTGTAAAAAAGACACCAATTGAAGAAATTCATGTTCTTTCAGACATATGGGATGATGATGACCTTTATAAATGGTATCCTCAACTGAAAAATATAAAAATCATTTGGAAAACGGATTTTAATGACGGTAATTTTGCAAGTTCAGGACCATCATCAATAACAATACCAAAATCATTGATATGGTGGGATACATCGAACAATCACAATTTATCAAAACAGTTCATCATGCAAAATTTTGAAAAAACAATACAACATGAAATACAGCACATCATACAGACATTTGAATTGTGGGATAATGGAAGACCTGCGCCTGATTTTTCAGCACATCAAGAAATTATTACAAAATTACAGAAACAACTGCAACTTGCAGAGAAATATGTAGACATTACACAACAGGAATGCTATCAATTATACAAAAAGACAGATAAAGATTCAATAGAAAGGGATTTTTTCGTTGATTTATTGATTTATTTAAAACAAGGTTATACAACCAATGATTATATACAAGATTTAAAACAGCAAATAAACAGATTCCCGAGTTTTGAGAAACTTGAACAAGAATATTATGATGCAAATGGTGAAAGAGAAGCATATGAGGTTAATAATAGATACGGTTGGGATTACAATAGAAGAAGAAATACGTTAATGACAAGATAATAGCACTTTTTTTTATAACGTACTATTTATAATTAAGATAATAAAATAATCAATTATACACATATGAAACGAACAATTAGATTGAAAGAATCAGAATTGAAACGAATGATTTCTGAATCAGTGAAAAGAGTGATGAATGAGGGTGTACACAGATACAAAGGTTTTAAATGTGTTAATGTTTCTAATGACCCATCGTTTCCAAGTTATGCAATTATTTCACCTGAAGGAGAAACAATAGGCAATACTTTATTTCCAAGTGAAATGAAAGAAATTGTAGATAATTATTTGAACGGTAGCAGTTTGTCAGAAGGAAAGTTAAATTCACTTGTTTCCAAATCATTAAAGAGGGTGTTGAGAGAATGGAGTAATGATCATTAGGGAAATGACCTTGATTATGAAACAATAAAAGGGGAGCATAATTACGATATTTAAAGTAAATGTTCAATTATGAAAAATATATTAAGTCTTTGGTAAAGTTCATGTTGAAAAATGACTATACAGTCACTCCTTTGCCAAAAATTGTGCTGAATAACAAAAAACAAAGTGGTTTGTTTATCAGCACTGGTTGTTATATTCATTCAGAAAACAAGGTTATATTATATATAAACGGAAGACATCCAAAGGATGTTTTACGTTCATTGGCACATGAATTGATACATCATAAACAATTCGCTGACGGTAGGATTACAGATGATATGTGTAATGAAAGTGAAATCATCAAAAATGATAAGATATTACCTTTTGAGGCAGAAGCATTCTTGTATGGAAACCTTGCATTTAGAACTTGGACAGAATTATATAAGAATGGAAAATTAAAATAATGTTTAACCAAACAAAAGGCTTGTTGCAATTCCTCCCACCAACTGAAGATTGGTGGGTTTCCTTGCAACTTTAAGATGAATTATATGTATTTCATTACAACATCTCTTTTTGCAAGCATTTTTTCAATGTCATCAACAAAATCGCCAAAATGGATTACGATTCTACCGTCTTCTGGATATTCTTCTGCTTCTTCAAGATTTTCACTTGCTAATGCAACAACGTTATCCCTGCAATCTTGCATTGAAAAGCAACAATTGTCTTGTGCCAAGTCTAATTTTAATTCTGTTTTTACTTCTGCAATATATTCATACATATCATCTTCAGGGGTCAAATCCCTCATAATACAGGCTGGTTTGTTTTCCCATCCATCTGCCCATGTTTTTTCCGAATCATCTGAAATTAGAAAATGATATATATTGTCATTGTCACTGTTTTTACCAATATACAGTATATAAATTACTTTAAGTGGTGAATTGCTTTCAATCATGTTGGTTTCTTTTTGTAAAATCATTGTCTTTCAAATTGAATTTGTTTTTTATTCTTAAAAAAACCTCTGCTGATGCAATAGCATCATCCTTTGCATTATGATGATAACCCATTTTATAGTCAAGTGCCTCACATACTGTATCAAGTCCTTTATTTGGTAATTCATTTAAGTATTTTCTTGACAATGCAAGTGTGCATATATATTCATATTCGTAATTTGTGTTATAATATTCATTACAAGCATTTATACATCCCCTTTCAACACCGAAATTATGCGTTATTATCGGTGATTTTCCTATCATTTTATTGACTTTTTTCCATATTTGATTGAATTTTGGTGCATTTTTCACATCATCATAATGTAATCCGTGAGTTTGTACACAATAATAGTTTTCATTTTTAGTTGGTGGACATACAAGACTATAAAAAGTGTCTGTTATTTTGTTGTTTTCAATCACAGCAACACCTATGGAACATACTGATATTGGTAAAGTGTCCAATTTTTCGAAATCAATTGCAACATATCTGTTTTTTTTAGTCATAATAATCAGTTAACAAGTTATTGTCAGGTGTTTTCATTGTTCTGCTTATTCTAAGGTTGTCATATGCTATTTTTGGTATTATATTGTAGAATTTTCTTTGTATTTTGTTTGCTTCGTTGTTTATCCATTTAAGGAATTGATTATATGTATTGAAATCATTGTTTGAATTGTTGTAAACATAATTCAGTATATCTTTTTGTGTTCTTTTGTCTTTTATCAAATTCAATTCTGCAATCCATCTGATTATTGTTTCGTAATTCTGATAAATTGTTGTTTCCTTTATGAAATCAATAATTTGTTTTATATTTAAAAATGTTTTATTGACCTTTATTCCACCTTGAATTTGTGCAATATAACCACCTTTTTCAAAATTGTTTATATAATATAAAATATCTTGTAATTGTCTTGTCAATCTTGATGAATATGGTTTTGGTTCAAGATTCTTGAAATATTTAGTTTTTTCACCAATACTTGTTAGTGTGTTATTTGGATTTTTCATATAAAGTTTTAAATTTTGATATGCATGTATCAATTCATGCATTAACAACGGTAAGGCTTCATCATCATTATATATTATTTCCTCACCAAACTCCAAAGTAAGAGGTTCATATTTACCATTTTCATTTATGTAACTCTCATCAGTGACAAAACCAGCATAATTAGTATCAGTGATATAAACCTCAAGTTTTTCAATAAGGGAACAATTGTTTATTTTTAGTGAAAAATATGATTTATCCGAATTCTGTCTTATTATGTCCATTAATCTAGCAGCAATTTCATAACATCCATTAAAAATGCCATAACTTTCAAAGAGTTTTCTTTTGTTTACCCTTGTTCTTTGTTCATTGATAAGCCCTTTGTTTGTTCTGAAAAAGAATTCAATGAAAATATGTGTCCGTAAATTTTCAAAAAGATTATTCATACATTTTTTACTTTTATTTTCTATATAAATATCATATATTACTTTATAATACAATATAATCACTTTTCCAAAAAATTCACCTATTTTTTATAAAACGTATTCACGTAAATAAACAATATAACAATAATAGAAATATGAAACGTACAATTAGATTAAGAGAAAGTGAACTTAAGATGTTGAAAATGAATATTTAAATATCGGTGATTGGAGTTTGGACGGTGAGGAAGCAATGGATGCAATAAGAGAAATAAATTCTTTCTATGAGTATTCAAATAATACTATTGAAAGTGCAATTGAACAATATGCATATGATGCATTAAGATAAAAAACAATATGGAACTATATACCTGTTGTCTCCGAATAACTCTTTAGTGGGTTTACTTTTCTCGTTCACTTTTTATTACATTATTCATTATTATTTGTTTTCTCATGACTTTATCGAACATATTTTGTGATATAGAATCATTAAATAGTTGATATATACAAGTTACATCATTTTTTTGATTTAATCTATAAATTCTATCTTCCGACTGAGTATTATCTGCTGCGACCCAACTATAAGAATTAAACACAAGTGTATGTGCAGCGGTTAATGTAAGACCGACTGAACAGGCTATGATTTGTCCAATGAACACTTTTACTTTTGGGTTGTTCATAAATTCATATTCTGCTTTGTCTTTTTGTTTTAAACTCATTTTTCCATCATAAACAACACATTTGTCACCGTAATATTTCTTTAGTTCATTGATTTCTTCTGTGAATGTGCAAATAATAACCACTTTTTCATCATCTTCCAATTTTTCATCAACCAATTGTATTGTGTTCGGTATCATTTCTTTTGCAAGATACTGTCTTACAAGCATTCCCTCAACCAATTGTCTATAATCTTCAGAATCGTCATTTCCTTGCTCCTGTTGGGCTAAAACATATTCCTCCCATAATTCCTCATATCTTTGCATTTGAGTGTCTGTTAGGTCATAATAACGTGTTACAATGGACTTATCGACCATATCAGTCATATCACTCAACAATCTCCTTATATAAACATGTTTTATCTTTTCTTTAAGTTCTTCAAGATTGGTTGCACCACCGCTCAATGTGATTTCCTTACCAGTTTTCAACTTGAGTTTCTTACCATCACAATAACGTTTTACATAATACTGATAATCATGTGTTACTTCAGCATCTATTAGTTTTAATATGTTGTATAAATTCATAGGTCTATTGGTAAGAGGTGTACCAGTTAATAGGAACACGTAATTTGGATTTGAGCGTTTCAGAAAATCAGATATTACTTTATATCTTATTGATGTATTGTTGGATAATTTATGTGCTTCATCAATTATAACACAATCAAAGTGCTCAAGGAACATTGGACTTTGTTCCAAGCATTCCTTTATTTTATCTTTTTTAAGACTTTTTCTTGTTTTGGGAACAAGAGTACCGTTTGATGATTTTACCATTACAGGAACTTTCTGTTTTGTTCCATCTTCCATTATTTTATCTTCATAAACGATATCGGTTGGTATTTTATAGAAATTGTCCAATATATCATAATTGATTATTGTGTATTTCTTACTTTTTTTCCATTCAGAACCATTTATTATTGTTACCGTTGATGGATTATTGTAAATTGTTATTTCACGTTTCCATGTTGATTTTAATGAGGCAGGACAAATGATGAGAATTTTGTCTGATTTTGTTTCCATTGCAGCAACAATTGATTGCAATGTCTTACCAGTTCCCATATTATCCGCTAATATACATTTTTTGTTTTGGAGCAAGAATTTTATACCATCTTTTTGTGCTTGTTTTATTTTTCTACCACTTTCCTTTGTTATTTCATCATATTTATCAAAATCAACAACAATTTCCTCTTGTTTTTCCTTATTTTCCAAAGGTGCAAGAATATAATTCTTTTTTACATACATCAAACACGGTGCAACACTCTTTCTGTATTGCACATAACAATGTAGACTCTCACCAATTTCACCAATTATTCGTGAAATTCTTATTTTTTCTGGCTTAAAATCCAATTCATACTTTTTTTGAAGTATTTCACCATAGTCACTTGATATTTTTACTGTTTTATTCAGTTCATATGGCTGATAATCAAAATTATTAAGTATATAAGTTACATCGAAGTCAGACAATACATAACTCCCATTGTTAATTCTGTATTTTACATACAAAATTTGATTGTTTTTGCCATTATATCCCTTTGCTAATTCATATGCTCTCTCAAAATCAGTTATTTTAGACATAAAATTACAATAAAATATTTGCATAGCAAATATAATTCAAATATTTCACATATCAAAACTATTTATAGAAAATAGTTGACTTTGTAATACACAAATGGAAAAGCAAAAATTACAGTTGCCATCAAAAAACAATTTATTCTACTCTGAGGAAGATTTCTTTTATGAAACTGACTTGGTTGAACGTTATATTGAGGAAGATTTAAATCAGAAAGTGGTTGTATATGAGGTTGACAGGACAAAAACAAATGTAAATTCAATTTACAAGGAAGCAGCAAAGGGAAACATCAGATACAAAGCACCAAGAGAGATACCTTGTATGTACGAAATAAAGGATTCTGAATTAAAATCATTCGATAACAAGAGTCAGACAGGTGTATATACACAGGACGGTAATCTTGTTGTTTATGTATTGACAAAGACACTTGAGAAATACAGGTCAGATATAAAGCGAGGTGACTATATTGGTGTGCAGATAGACACAAACAGAATGAAATATTACACAGTTGTAAATGATGGTAAGGTGAATTCTGCAAATACACATATGATTGGTGGATACAAGCCTGCATGGAGAACTGTTGAATGCACATTAGTCAGTGATATAAGTGAATTTAATGGTTAATATATGAGAACGCAACCGAAGAAAAACATAACACAGCCAAATAAGTACAAAGCACCATTTGGAAATATGGTAAGAAAAGGATATCAGAATAGAATCCTTGAAAAATCACCAATATTTCCAAAACCGTTGGAATATGATGACATAGACAATTCTGTATTTGATTTCATTGACAGAATAATAGATATTTCGATAAACGGAAAGTTAATACCAACATATACATTGTACAGTAATCAGCGTTTTTCCGAGTATTCGCAAATGTGGGAACATACTGACGAAAACGGAAACTTATACTTGGATTTCAAAACAATAAACAGGGAAAAAAACCCGTCTTTTGGAGAAAATCAAGGAAAAAATTGGAATATACCTGGTAATAGAAAATACACACTGTTGCAACAGCAAGTGTTGGATGACAACGGAACTGAAAGTTATGAAATATATACAATGAAACAGCCTTATGCAGTTGATTTGTCATATACTATAGGTTTTGTCACAGCAACACTTGATAATTTGAATAAATTCAATCAAAAACTGAATAAACTGTTCTCTGCAAGGCAATATTACATACGTCCGAATGGACATTACTTGCCAATGACACTTGAAGAAATAAGTGATGAAACATCATATTCAATATCAGACCGTAAATTCTATGTTCAGACAGCAAGAATAAGAATAATGGCATATATTATAGAATCAAACGACTTTGAAGTCAAAAAATATCCAAAAAAATACAATATACTGACTGACGGTGACAATTTCAGAAAGAAAGTATGTGTTGAAATTGAAGAAGATGAAACATATTTGAAAAACAAGACACTGAATGTAAATATAACGTTTGAAGCATTCAAGACAAAGGTAGAATTCGTGTTTGATACAGACATGACAGTTGAAAAAATAGTTTCGGACAATGTTAGAAACGTAAGAATAATGATAAATGACATGTTGTATTATACGGAAAAATCATTCAAAATAAAAAACAATGATAATGTAAGAATACAGATAAAACCAATAGAATATGATAAAGAATGTAAAGTAACATTGGTTGGATTTGAGGAAAATTCCTATTTCAATCCAAACGAAACAAATGAAAAAGTATTTGATGAGGAAATTTCACATGAGGATATAAATATTGATTAAATATTTGTTTTATTTTATATATTATCTATATGTTTTCTAGTTTTATACTAGTATATTATACCATAATTTATATTAATATACATTATTATAATGGAAAAAATCCAGATATCTGATGTGTTCAACTGTAATAGAACACTATCGAAATTGTTCAAATCGCAAAATGAATTTCCAATATCGGTTGGCTTCAAATTGTTTAAAATTACAAAATTGTTCGATGAGGTTGAAGAATATGTTTTCAGTATAATGTCAATGACATTTGATGATTTTTCTTTTGACAAAATGACACATGAACAAATTGAATTCTTTAATTTAATATTGAATGAAAGAATAGAACTTGAATATGATAAAATATCAATAAAATCATTTGAAAACTCTTGTAATCTAAAATTATCAATGGATGAAATACAAAATTTAAGAATTATTTTGAAAGAAAATGATGAATAAATATCATAACATGAGTTTTTTGGAAAATTATAAGATATTTATAATAAAATAACGAAAAATAAACAAACAATTATAATAATATGGCAAGTAATAATACAAAAAGACAAGTACATGTAAGTCCTGGCATTTATTTCAGTGAAAGTGAACTTTCTGTAGCAACAAAATCACTTGGTATTACCAATTTGGGTCTTGCTGGTGAGACATTAAAAGGTCCTGCTTTTCAACCGATTGAAATAAGCAGTTGGTCGCAGTTCCAAAGGTTTTTCGGGGGAACAAGCACTGAAAAATACAGAGGAAGCCAATTCCCTAAATATGAATTGCCTTATATCGCAAAAACATACCTTGAAGAATCGCAGAACCTTAAGGTCTGCCGTGTTCTTGGTTTGTCAGGTGTCAATGCAGGTCCTGCTTGGCTGATTACAGCATACGGTGACAGTAACAGTGATTATACTAGTACCAACCCAATGGTCGTTGCTGTTATACGTTCAAGAGGAACGCATAAGAAAGCTATTCAAAAAGACACACAAGGTGAATGTGGTCCTGAATTTGAATTCGATGGTATAGAATATTTTGCAGAAAGTGTAAAAATTGAACCATCATCAAAATTAACCTTTAATAAGGTTTGTGATGATTCTAAACCAACTAGTACACCAAATAGTTCTATTCAATTAACTGCAAATGATTACGGTACATTTAATTTAGTGGTTAATGGTGATAAAACATATGGTGTTTCATTTAATCCAGGTGAAAAAAATTACATCTATAATGTAATTGGTGGCGATCCTGAAGTTGGTGAGGCAGAAATTTATGTTGAGGAATTATATGATGTTGCTTTGCAACAATTAATTGAACGCCAAAAACTCACAAACATAACTTGTGATACTTCAAAAACAGGCGGATTAGTGCTTGTTGATATGAGTATGTTAGTACCGAAATACAAGGCAGTCAATGACATATTAGACCAAGATGAAAGCAATCTCAAAAGACGTGACATTGGTAAAAGATTCTTGTATTCACAAGATTCACTAACAAATGGAATTAATGTACATGGTAATCCAGATGACCTTAGTGAAGAACCTTGTAAAGGAACTGTTGGTGCAATTTACACAGTAACACCATATACAACGGAAGAGGGAACACGCAAGTATTATTATGTACAAAAAAAAGATGATGATAATAATCTTGAAAAATTATCAGCACCAACAGTTGAAGATAAAATTGTAGATGAATGTGTGTTTGTCAATAGTTTTGGAAAATTCTTCATTTTACAAAATGAAGGTGCAAAGGCAAAGGTTAATCCTGTAACTTTGGATATGAACAACTACAAGGAACAATACAGATTCTCATCTACACCTTGGATTGTGTCTGAATTGAAAGGTGATGCAGAAAATGTTGAAGTGACAAGATTGTTTAGATTCCACACTATTTCAGACGGTAATAATTCATCAATAGAGGTCAAGGTTTCGATTGAGAACATTCAGCCTGAATACGGTACATTTGATGTTTTGGTTCGTGATTTCTTCGACACTGATGCAAGTCCTGTTATTTTGGAAAAATACAAACAATGTGACCTTGTTCCTGGTTCTCAGAACTATATTGCTGCAAGAATCGGTTCATTTGATGAGAGTTATGAAACAAAATCCAACTACATTACTGTTGAGGTAAATGAAACAGATAAAACAAAGGTTTCAACACCTTGTGGTTTCCTTGGATATCCTGTTAGAAATTATAGTGGACAAGGAATTACCGAAAATGAAATAAGAGTCCAAAAACCATTCTTACAGTACAACACAAACATTGACAGTGATATCAGAATAAGGAAACAATATTTCGGTATGTCCGATTTGGTTGGAGTTGACACTGACCTTTTGAAATACAAAGGTGTCGAAGCATATAATGATGACCCTGAATATCTCACACCGTCATTCCACCTTGATTCACGCATACTTGAAGGAAAACCAGATGCAAATGACATTGTTACTAATAATAACGTTCAACAAAAAGTTATGGTTGATGGTGTTGCTGGTTATGAATGGGTCACAGTTGGAAGCGGAAATACGGTCAATGATTACGACCAAGAGCCAAGAATTGGAAGTGAAGAGATAATGATGAACACCATATATGAGGATATCCGTTGGAGAAAGTTCACTGTTTGCTTCTATGGTGGGTTTGATGGATGGGATTATTACCGTGAGAGCAGAAGTAACAGTGATGACTTCAAATATCAGAAATATCGTGGAAAAATCAACCCAATAAGCGGTGAGGGTACAATTTTCTCAATCATACCTGAACCTGAAAAATATGGCTTCGATAAATCAGACAAAATCATAACATCCGACTGGTATGCTTACCTTTCCGCAATCAGACAGTTTGCAAATCCAAAGGAAATTGACATCAACGTGTTTGCAACTCCTGGTATTGATTATGTCAATCAGAATCTTCTTGTACAAGAGGTAATCGAAATGATTGAGGAAGAACGTGCTGACAGCATCTATGTTATTACAACACCTGACAAACCTTACGGTTATGGTGACACCAAATACGAAATGTATACAGCAGAAGATGCAGTTGACAACCTTGAGGACAGCGAAATTGACAGTAACTGGGCTTGCACATACTTCCCTTGGGTGAAATATTATGACTCAACATTGAATCAATACATATACTTGCCACCAACGAAGGATGTTGTCAAGAACTTTGCTTATACTGATAATGTTGCTTATCCGTGGTACGCAGCAGCAGGATGGAATCGTGGTTTAAGTGATGGTATTCGTTCAAAGAAGAATCTTGTGCTTGCAGAGCAGGATGAACTTTATGATGGGCGTATCAACTTCATCAACAGTTTTGCTGACGAGGGCATTAGGATTTGGGGTGACAAGAACCTTCAGATTGCAGAGACACACGCACATATGAACAGAATTTCTAAGAGACGTTGCTTGATTAGGTTAAGAAAACTTATTTCAATTGCTTGTATTGGTTTACTTTTCGACCCGAATGATGCAACAACAATACAGTCATTCAAGAGTGCTGTACAACCAATCCTTGAAGATTTCATTTCAAAGAGAGCACTTACAGATGCAAAACTCGTTGTTGATGATTCGGAGGAATCACGTGATAGACTTGAAATCAATGCACAGATTTACCTCAAGTTTATGCCTAACCTTGAATATATCAATATCGGTCTTGTTGCCACACCACAAGGCGTGTCATTTGAAGATATTTAAAGTAAACGAAAATCAACTTAATAGAAAATGGGAAGTTAGTTCTTCCCATTTTTTTTTGAATATGTATGATTTAAGATATGACAGAGAAAGAAATAACACAGAAAGTGGGGCTGTATAGAATATGGAATTGTGGATTGTTAAAATATGTCTTTAAATGTTGTTAACATAGTATTTTTTAACAATATGGCACTATTTATAAATAAATGCATTTAAATATTATAAGGTATGAGACATATTTTTAAGAAAAGAGATAACTTTAATGAAGTTAAAGATTTGAGAAAAAAATTAACTGAAATGAAAAAACTCACATTGGAGGGTTTTATTATGCCTGATGAGGATGAGTCCCATGATGATTACGAAGACTATGGTGATTATGATGATGACAGAGTTTTGAGGCGTGATAGAGAAGAAGGAAGTTTTGAAAGCGGTGAAGGTATAAGTGACATTGAAAAGGAACTTATTGAAATCAGAAAAATTGCGTTGAGCGTAATAAACAGACTTGCTGACCAGACAAGTTCAGAGTCCTATGATACAATGAAACGTATATGGTCACTTGTTGACAAAGCAATCGAAAGCAAAAACGATGAGGAAAAGAATAATAGGATGAATAAAAAATAAGGGAAGATTTATTCTTCCCTTTTCCATTTATATACTTTTGTTCCACAGTCATATATCCTATATATGTTCCTTTCCAACATTATTTCATGTTCTGATTTGTTTTTATCAAAGCCATTTTTAATCAATTCTGATTTTCTATATTTGAAACGATTCTCTCTTTTTCCATTTATAATATAGAAATAATTTGGTTTGGAACAATGGTCAAAACTAAAACCTAATTTCTCATATAAATCACCGTTTGACCACCTTCTGTCACAATAACTTATAATTTCTTTTGGGTTTACATTCATAATGAAATGTTTTAATAATTTACTTGCACCACCAATTACCTTTATATCAAGTTTGTTGCAGAAACGAAGCAGTTCAAAACACTTGTTTTCCGAATTAGACCCAAGGTTTTTCCTCTTATCACCAAAAGTCATAAGTGATAATAATTCGTTGTTGTAATATAATCCGTATCTGTATTTTGACATACAACTTCCTTGAATATGATTCTTTTCAAGAAATTCTTTTGAATCATTGAAAGACACTTCTTTAATTTTACATTTTCTTGCAAAAATCCTTTTTCCATTCATACCTAATATCATTTTTAAACGTGACTTGACAATATCTTGTTTGTAAATCCATTCGTCTTCAAATATATGAATCAATCTGATACCTTGTTTATTGCATAATTCAGTCTTATTCAAATGATAATTCTTATCCTTGCCGAATTGTTCTGAATGCCACCTTAGTCCATTGTATTCAATGGCAATTTTCATTTTTGGAATATAAATGTCCAATTCAAATGGCTTTATGACTGTTTTGTTTTTTGTCTTAATGACAAAATCAGAATTGTTTGCTAAAAAATCAACGATTTGTTGTTCTGATTTTGAGTTGTTGTTTGCACATTTAGGACATCCACAACCTTGCAGATGATTTGTTGTGTTTTGATAAAATTCACCATGTAAAGGGCATACAAGTTTTATCTTTGATTTATAACTTTTGTATTCAATACCTTGTTCAATGTATTTACCACCATGTACTTCTTGCTCTTTTTTAAGAAATTCTTCTTTTGTTAGAAACTTCTTTTCATATGAACATTTTGGACATCCTTGACCATAAAGATGTTTTTGAGGTGTTTGCCAAAACTCTCCATGAACAGGGCATATTATACACACTTTTTCTTTTATTTTGTTAAAGCAAACTTTACTATAATCATATTTGTCACCATGCACCTTTTTGAATTTTTCAATTAAATCTTCTTGTGTTATATTTTTTCCTTTGCATTTTGGACAACCTTGACCTTTCAAATGGTTAAATGGCAACATTGAGAAATCACCGTGTATAGGACAAGTTATGCATATTTTGGTGTTTGCATTCTTATAAAAGGTTTTTTCATATGAATATTTGGAATCATGTATGTTTATGAACTTGTTGATAAGTTTTTCAGTTGTCATTTTCTCCTTACCTCTTTTTTTGTTTGCACATAATGGACAACCTTTTCCACGAACGTGTTCTGAAGGTGATTGGTAGAATTCACCATGAATCGGACATACAATACAAACCTTTGTCTTGCTGTCAACATATTCAACTTTTGAATAATCATACTTATTTCCGTGCATTTTTTGTGATTTTTCTATAAATTTTTGCTGTTTGCCATTCATAATTTTAATTTTTGTATATTTATATTTGTAAAGCATAACAAAAATAATACTTTTTTTGATTATTGCATAATATTTATATAAAAATAAATAGTTAAAAAACAATAAATATGTCAGATTTACTACTTAAAGCACCATTAGAATATGAACCACTAAGAAAAAATAGGTTTTTAATCAGATTTCCGTCTGATTTAGGAATACAGGAATGGTGGATTAGCAATGCAGCCAGACCAACAATCACACAGAATGCAACTGAGATACCTTTCTTGAACACATCAACATGGGTTGTAGGACGTTACACTTGGGATGAAATAAGCATTACATTGAGAGACCCAATTGGTCCAAGTGCATCACAAGCAGTAATGGAATGGGTGCGATTGGCATCAGAATCAGTCACTGGTAGACAAGGTTATGCAGTAAGTTATAAACGTGACTTAATTATGGAATTGCTTGACCCAACAGGAGTTGCCATAAGTCAATGGATTATAAAGAATGCGTTTCCAACTACAGTTAACTTTGGGGATTTAGCTTATGATGATGATGGTCTTGCAACAATTGACATTACACTTCGTCCTGATTATTGCATTTTAAGTTTCTAATATACAGTTATTTACAATAATAAAAAATTAATAAAGTAGGAAAACATTTTTTGTTTTCTTGCTTTATTTTGTTATTTTATGGTTTTTGCACTATATTTATTTATTGTGATAGGCACAACATTTTTAAAAAACCATAAATTATGTTAACAACAAGTGATGTAATAGAAAGATTTAAAGAGGTACAAACAGTAAAATATGATTATAGTAAGTTTGTGTATAATGGAATGCATAAGAAAAGTTGTATAATATGTCCAGAACACGGTGAATTTTGGCAAAGTCCACATTCACATTTAAAAGGACAGGGTTGTCCAAAATGTGGATTGTTGTCAAGAACCAAAAAGAGATTATACAATAATGAGTTGTTTATTGAAAAATCAAGAAAGAAACACGGTGACAAGTATGATTATTCAAAAGTTGAATATAAAGACAGTCAAACGTATGTAACTATTATATGTCCTGTTCATGGTGAATTTCAACAGAAACCGTATTGCCATTTGAATGGTCAAGGCTGTCCAAAGTGTTATGATGAAAAAAGAGGTGGTAGTCAAAAAAAAGGCATTAACGATTTTATTGACAAATTACATCAAATATATGGTGATAAATATGATTTTACCAAATATAACTACATAAATTACAATACAAGAGAAGAGGTGATATGTCCTGAACATGGTGTTTTTTATCGTAACATTTATGAATTATTAAACGGTAAAGAATGTCCGATATGTATGAAAAAAGAGAGAAAAATAAAAACAAAGATAACAAATTTTAACAAATTTTTAGAAAAAGCAAGGGAAATACATGGAAATAAATATGATTATTCAAAAGTTAAATATATTAGTTGTTATACACCAATTGATATAATTTGTCCGAAACATGGTGTTTTTCTCCAAAAGCCAACTTATCATCTTTCTGGTAATGGTTGTCAAATATGTGCTGGTGAGATGACAAAATCAAATGCTGAAATAGAAATAATGAATTTTATAGAAAATTTGGGTTTTGTTGTGAAAACAAGTGCAAGAAACATCATATTTCCATATGAATTGGACATTTATATACAGTCAAAAAGAATTGCGATTGAATATGACGGTTTATATTGGCACAACGAAATTAATAAGGACAAGAATTATCACTTAATGAAAACGGAATTATGTGAGAAACAAGGTATCAGATTGATTCATATATTTGAGGATGAATGGTTGGAACATGAGGACATTGTTAAATCAAGGTTGAAGGCAATATTAGGATTGTCAGAAAGAAAAATATTTGCGAGAAAATGTATTGTTAAGGAAATAGGATACAAAGACAGCAGAGAATTTCTTAAGAAAAACCATATACAAGGTGATTGTATGTCAAGATATAGATATGGGTTATATTACAACAATGAGTTGGTTTCCATAATGACTTTTGGTAAGAAAAGGAGAAATCTTGGTTCTAAACAATGTGATGATGCATATGAATTAATAAGATTTTGCAACAGGATTAACACATCAGTTATAGGTGGGGCAAGTAAGTTATTAAAACATTTTATCAAAGAGATTAAGCCAAAAGAAATAATCAGTTACTGTGACAGGAGATGGAGTAATGGTGATTTATATGAAAAATTAGGCTTCAAAAAAATCCATTATAGTAAACCGTCTTATTTTTATGTTAAAAATGAAAAAAGGTACAATAGGTTTAATTTCAGAAAGGATGTGTTGGTTAAAGAGGGTTTTGATGAAAACAAATCAGAACATGAAATAATGTTGGAAAGGAATATATATAGAATATATGATTGTGGAAGCATTTTATATCGTTTATGAAACAAGTAGTACCAAAGAGCATAAAAAAAGAGAATAGTAATAGAAAAAAGAAACAAAAATTAAAACACAAACCATTTAAAAGAAATAATTTCACTCATCAAAAATACGGAACAAGCAAATTGGAAAAGAATTTTGCAAGGGATTTTCTTGATAGAATGGGTTTAATCTATATATACCAATATGAAGTAAAGGAAATGAAGCGTTTTTTCGATTTTGCTCTGACTTGTTATGATGATATTGAGTTTAAATATGAGGAAAAAGATGGTGTCAGGTGTGTAAAACAGGAAGGACAATTTTTCCCCATTGATATGCTAATTGAGATTGATGGCAGTTTTTATCATTCAGACCCAAGGGTTGTTACAGAGGACAAGATGACACCAATGCATAAGCACAATAAATTTGTTGATGAATTAAAGGACAAATGGGCAGCATTGCATGGTGTTCCTTTATTGAGAATTTGGGAATATGACATTATTCACAATCCGAAAATGGTTGAGAAAGAGATAGAAAAATACATAAAGAGTGGGAAAAAGAAAAAACAAATAAAGGAAAATAAGAAAAAACCGCATTGATTTGTTTGAAAACGGTTTGTATTTAACTTATTTTTATATAGTATAAAACTATAAATTGCAAAAAGTTTATATTCAATTTTGCAATATTTCATATTACAATAGTTATAATTAAGAAATGGAGAAAGGAATATAATGAAAGTAACTTTATATATACCATTTGCAAATGGTGATGCTGTCAATGGCTTTGGGTATGAGGGAGAAGAACTGACAGCAAAGAAATATGTAAAGATGGAGGATGATGAGTATTACAATCATCGTGACGGTGTGGATCAAATGGTGGTTACAAGTCTTGGAAACAACATGGCATACAATCCTTTTCAGAAAAGAAAGATAAATGTAAAGAATCAGAATTATGCATTCCATACCTGTGAGGGAAATGTTAGGAACATCAACGGAAGTGAGGTTAATGTCACACAGTTGGACAGATTATGGGGCAATAAAGAACAGTTTGGACTATATGTTTATTTGAAAGAGAAAGAGTTTTTGAATAAACCTGATTTGGAGATTGATTTGAAAATGTGGGTAAAGGACAGTCTTAAGATTTTGAACACATCAAAACTGAGTGATGTTGAGAAAATGAAACATTTGCCAAAAAAAGATTTCAAAATTGATTTCAATGACAACAAAAGTCATGCAGTTTTGAAGAATTGCAAATTTGCGAAACTGTTGTCAAACATACGTAAACCTGTAAGTAAAGTGTGTAATCGTTGCGGATATCAACTTGAAACACCTAAACCAACAACTGAATGGATTTGTCCAAAGTGCGGAACGTCACATCTTGGAGAACCAATTATTAGTTCATTTGCAATGATAATTGAGAGGATAATTTTCACAAAAAAATAATAAAAACAAACAAAATATACATATTATGGCTGATTTTAAAAGTGATGATTTAGTAGAGGAAAAAAGACAAAGACAACTTGCAATATTAAAGGCTTCCAATCAGATGCTGGAAGATGCAAGGAAAACTGCACTTGCATCAACAACGGACAAATTAAGACAGAGTGAGTTGGAAGAGCAGTTTCAAAGAGCAATTAGCGAAAATGATAGTATGGCAAAGACATATTTGAATGCAACACCAGAAGAAGTTAGAAATGCAACATACAGAGAAGTTGATAAAAAATATGTTGATGAATACAATGAAAGGCTAAAGAAAAGAGGCATTACTGACGATGAAATGCGCAGAAAGGAAAGTGCCACGGTTACAATTGAAAAGAACAAAACCAAAAATGGTCTTCCAAGACGTAAGAGAAGGGGTACAAAAAAAGATTTGGGTGATGAATATACACCACTTGACAATGAAGAAATGATGATGAAACAAACATTGGTCAAGGATGATAGTCAGATAGAGAAACAAATAGAAAAAAACAATGAATATATCCAAAAAAAGGCAAAAATAGAAAACAACAAATTTGAAAAACTTGCCAGTGATTTAAATGATATGACTTTGAATAGAAAAATTTCAGTTGCTGATGTTGAAAGCACTGAAAGGATTATGGTTGACAACAAAAAGGAAGAAAGTATTGCAAACAGTTCAAAAACCAAGGAGGAGGAAATAAAAAATGCTGAAGTTGAGAAAAAGAGCAGAAACAAAAAACGTGAAATTGAAGCATTGAAATATGATTTTGATTTCAGCAACATACCGAGTTATGTTCAGTATGATGTAATTCCTCTTCCTTCCAATGGTCAGTGTTACCCAAAGTCATCACCTTTGCGTTGTGGACGTGTTCCTGTTGCTTATCTGACTGCTTCTGATGAGAATATAATTGTTTCACCGAATGTGTATCGTGATGGAAAATTGCTTGACATTATTCTTGACAGAAAGATACTTGACAAGAGAATTAATGTCAATGATATTGTTAGTGGTGACAAGGATGCAATAATTTTATGGTTAAGGGCAACAGCATACGGTGACGATTTTCCGATTATTGCAACAAATCCTGATAACGGAAAACAATACAATGTCACAATACAACTTTCACAGTTTGAATATAATGAATTTGAATTGGATGGTGATGACAACGGTTTGTTTGATTTCACCACAAACAATGGTGATGTTATTAAATTCAAATTTTTCACATCTAATGATGATGAAACACTTAGGAAAAAAGTCACATCACAGGTCACTGATGACAACAAGTTAAATATTATGAAAAGTGTTGTTGAGATAAAGGAATCTTTGGATAGAATTACCATTGATGAAGAGGAATTAAAGATGATTAATGAGGATATTGATGAAATAAGTGAAATAATCGGAAATGATTTACCTCAAATTTTAGATGATGTGTACCCAAGCACAATAACGGAACAAATGATAATGCACACGGTTTCAATCAATGGGAATGATGACAGTGAATATGTCAAAAATTATATTGAGAATATGAGAACCAAAGATTCAATGAATTACAGAAATTATTTCAACAACAACAAACCAGGTGTTGATTTCAACTTTAACGTAAATATTCCAGAGTCAGATGGAGGTGGCTCTTTTGCCACGTTTCTTAGGATCGACGATACTGTTTTCATCAACATCTAATTTTGAGAAAAACTTGAAGACAGAATTATGGCTGTGCCATAAGAATATGGAATTGAGTATGGAAGATTTGTATAATATGACAGTTGCTGATAGAAAGAGTTATATTGTTATACATAACAAGGAAATTGAAAAAGAAAAAGACAGATTGGAAAAGATGAGAAGAAAATAGGTGTAATTAACTGTAAAATATGTATATTTTTGTTGAAAATAGATGAAATAGTTCTCCTTATGTTTTTTATAATGGGAACTATTTATTTGTATAATAAGGACTCCAAGAAAAAATATGACAAGACGAAGAAGAGGCGGTTCAGGAAATAATTCTATTAATGATAGCATTAACAGACTTAATGACACTATCAATGATTTAATTGATGCCATTAATGATTCAAACATTAATAATGGAAATAATCGCAACAACAACGGTAACAATAATGGTAACAATGCAAATAATAACCGTAACAGACGTGGGTATGGTAGGAATTATTATGGAAATAGAGGATGGAGAAATTATTATACAGACCCAAATCCTGCTCATTATGCAAATACACAAGAACTTAATGAAGAGAGAAGGAGAAGAAGAAGAGAAGCAAGAAGAAGATATTCGGAAGATATAATTGATAATAGTGGGTTAGGAAATACTGTATTTGGACGTTTGGCACATCAAAGGTTTTCAAATCAAAGAAGAGCGGACAATATGAGGATGACAGCAAACATGCTCAACAATGGCGGTGCAAGAACTGTTGGCTCTGCTTTGTTTGGAACAGGAAGGGCAGGACGTGTTGCTGCAACAGCACTTGGTGGATTTGGTAAAATACTTGGTGGTGTCAGTAAAATATTAGGTGGTCCTGTGATGTGGGCAATTCAAATTTTTATTGAGGGGTTAAAATTAGCAGCAAAAGCAATTAATGAATGGAACGAAGTCACCGCAAAAACATATGAAAACCAAACAGCACAGGAAAAACTTCAATATGAATTGTCTAAACAATTATTTATCAGTTTTACACAAGCAAGAATAGAGGGAATTTCTGCAATGGCAGAGATACAATTAAAGATGCTTGACACACAGAGTGCAACAATGTTGGAGGCACTTAAAATAACGACAGAACAATATTTAAAGGGTGTTCAGACAGCCATAGGTCCAATTACGAAAGGAATTAACGAAACAGCATATGATGCTGCAATGTCACGTGTTGATGCAGCAGCAAGCATTGAAAAACTTAATCTTCATAAATCACAACGTGAAAAAGAATATGGACGTTATGAATCTTTAAGAAATCTGCAAAAAGAGGGAAAACTTGCTGGTCTTGAGGCAGAAAGGGGAATAGCACAGACACAATATACAATTGACAGTCAAAAACAGCAATTTAATTTTGAAAGAGACCTTGCTTTGAAACATTATATCGCAAGCAATTTGATGGATATTACAGGAAATGGTACTGATGATAGAAAACTACAATCTGATATAAATGGAAATGTTTCACATGGAAATAGGACAGGAAATGGAAATGCAATGACAGGAAAGACATTTAGAAATGTAAATACATTAGCAGATACAGGACTTTCTAAAGACATACACAGCGGTAATAAATTAACTGAAGCGTTGAAAAAAGGTAGCGGAACTCTTGAGACTTATTTGAAAATCGAAGAGGCAAAAATGAACAATACGCATGAAATGATGAGACAACACGCTGATGCAAACAAGACACAAATTGATGCTATGTATGAACAAGCAACAACTGCAACAAATTATGCTTTCCAGACAGCAGACAAACAACTTGATATTGAAGTACAAAAGAAGGAAATTGTCATTGACACCGCAGCACAAGTAGAAAAAGAATGGCTTCAACTTACACAAAGTATTGAGAAATATCTTGAAAATTTTGATAAAGTTACAAATGATTTAGGCATTAATTTAGGTTATACAAACAGTGGTCAATTAAGAGTATTCCAAAAATCAATGTTCAATGTCGTTGAAAACGTTTCATCAAAGTTTGGAAAAGATATTGATGAAATAGTAAAATTACAACAATCTTTTATCGAAACAACTGGCAGGAACAGAATAATGGGTGAACATGATTATGGAAATTTAATCGGACTTGGAAAATATCTTGGTGATGATGGTCTTGCCACAAATTATGCATCCGAAATGGAAATATTCAATGCTGGTGTGTCTGACAGCGTGGATATGTTGGATGAAGTATTACAAGATGTTAATAGAATTGGGTTAAATGGAAGAAAATATACGAAGACACTTGTTGATAATCTTAAATTAGCACAAAAATACAATTTCAAAGACGGTACTAAAGGATTGATGCAGATGTCTAAATGGGCTGAAAACACACGTTTCAACATGAATTCATTAAGTGGAATGTTGGACAAGGTGTCAGAAGGTGGTCTTGAGGGTATAATAACACAAGGTGCTCAATTCCAAGTACTTGGCGGTCATTCGGCAATGAATGCAGACCCAATCGCTATGATGTATGAAAGATATGCTGATCCTGAAGCATTTGCAAAGCGTATGCAAGACATGACAATTGGATATGGAAGTCTTGACAGAGTTACTGGTGAAACAACATTTAGTGGACCAGAACAGATGTTGATGGAACAAATCGCAAAAGTTCAAGGACGTTCGTATGAGGATGTTGCAAATGAGGTTCGTGCAAGGAATAAAAAAGAGATTGTTTCAAAACAACTTGGCACAGGATTTAACGATGAGCAACAATCATTTATTTCAAATAATGCAACATACAACAGGGAAACTGGACAATTTGAAGTCAAGGTGTTGGGTGCTGATGGAAAATACACAAACAAAGGTGTAAGTCAGTTAACTGAAAAAGAAATAGAAGACCTCATACCGAAAGGACATGATGAAAAAATGGAAACATATATGGCAAAGGTTGTAAGTGCCGTGGAAAGTATGAAGGGAGAGGAAGTCAGAGAAAGGGCTAACGCAGCCGCAGCAGCATATGAGGTAATGCTTGAGAATTTCAAGAAAAGGACAGAAATTGCATATAACAGTTATAATGAACATAGAGAAGAATATATTGAAAAGGTTAAAGAAGGAATGGACAAGATTACTAAGTCATTCAGTAATTACATGGAAATATACAACAAGGGAAATGCAGATGTTAATGAAGAACTTGCAAAAATAAAAACAACAGCAAGCGATATCAATTCTGCCTTAATAGAAACTGCAAATGTCATTAGAGTAGCAAATGCAAAGATTGCGAGTGCTGAAAGTAGCCCAAAAAATATTATTAGGCAGCAAGGACAAACTTCTGATACAAGACAACAAACACAAGTAAATTCATCTTCAACATCTAATAATAGGGTTAGATCCGGTGATGTTATTAATATGAATGACCCTATAGCACGTAGAATAATAGAAGGTGATAACGGTCATTATACGCATTCTAATAGAGATGGAACATGGAATAGAGCAGGTGCAAAAATATATAATAGGGCGATAGGACTTGGTGATGGTATATTGAACAATAATAATCAACCAATTATAGCACAAGCATCTAAGGTTACAAAGGTTCAAGATGGTGCAAGTCAATTTGTAAAATCAGATAGAAAAGATAGTGCAATATTTGCTAAACAAGATGGGCCTTTTGATAAATTATTTAATGGCATTTTTGGAAAAGTAAATGAAATTAGTAACTATATAGGTAGAGGTAAAGACAAATACTATAGTGTGTTAGGTTTCAATATGGGTAATAAGGTCAGAAAAGACTGGGCAGATAAGGAATTGCAGATAAGAAGTGAGATCGCAAATAGGAGAAATCTACATCAATTAGGTATTAGCAACAAGTTATACAATAAAATATTTGGCTCAGGATTGGACAAAATTCCAAAAATGAAATCAGAAAAAGAAGATTCAATAAGGACTGAAATTTTATTAAGAAAATTACAAAGAAAAAAACAATTACCAAGTTCAAAGTCAGACCCAATTTCATTATTATACGATTCATATGATGGCCCGAAAAATTCTTTTAATTATATTGCAAATAAGGTGCGTGAGATAAACCGAGCAGAAGTAATGAACAAATATCGTGACAATTCAAATGGAATTAGTGCGATAGAAACATTAAGAAAACAAAATGATAATTTACCATCAAGCAATCCAAAAGCCAATAATTCATCATTTGTTGGTAACAATGGAAATATGGTGAACTTTGAAACGTTGAAGGTTCAGATAAACGGTAGAATAGAACTTTCCTCTCCAAATGGTCAAAACATTGACATAATAGATGAATTGAGAAATGACCCAATAGCATTGAGGGCATTGTCAAGATTAATCACAAAGCATATGTCAAGTGCGTTTAACGGTGGTAGGGGAACTTTGGATATCGGTATATCAAATATTTAAGAATACGATAATTATAAATTAGAAGAAATGTTACATTGACAATATGGCAGATTTATTACAAGAATTAAATAAAATAGACAGAGGAATAAAGGCAGTCACTTCGACAATAAGAAATATCCCAAAGGCACTTGATACAAAACAGTTTTCAATGTATCGTGACAGTGGTATTATGGATTTCAGAAGTCTGTACAATACACCAATAGAGAAGTATTGTATGATAGAGATGGCTGATATGCAGAAACTTAGGCTTCTGTCAATAAACAAACTTCAAAAAGATGTAACATTGTATAAGAGTGGTGACAGCACAAGTGGTGTAACCAACAAGGTTTCTGATGAGGCTAAACTGTATGATTACAGTTATGTTGAAGATAACAATTATCTTACCGAATACCAATCAAATGCTGACAAGACAACAACAAAGACAAAATTTGACAATAACAACTATCAGAATTTTCATCAACAAGGTCATAATACACTGTACGGTGTGACACAAAATCTGTATTATGATGACAATGACAGCGGAACTGACAAATTCGGTCCTTCCAAGAAGTTGGAATATTATGAAGAAAACAACAACAGGAACAGTTTGCTAAAAAAAACAAAACAACTGTTCAGGGATAGGAAAATGAGCACCGTCATAAGCAGATTCCATACTGATAATGAAAAATTACAACATAATGACAATTTTGAGACAGCAAGAAGTGTTTATGGACTTTCACACGGAAGAAACCTTTTGACATATGATGCTGAAAGGAATGGAGTGAGTTATGACACAAACGGATACAACAATCCATATTGCAGGGTTTGGACACATCATCACCAATACAGCGACTACAGATCAAGAATGATGAGACCTTTTGTTATGGGTGATGCGGAGAACAGTGAGGTTGTGGATAATAAGGAATTCCATAAATGGGATGGTTTCGATGACATGAAAATGGAAGAAACATACAATAAATACAATCCAAACAAATTCGAATTAACAAACGAAAATATTCTTGCCATCAGTAATAATAATATTAATGGATTGAAGATGGGTGGTTACGATAACGTAACAAAGGATATGCCTTGGGGATGGAAAAGCAGTGGTGCTGATGGATGGGAACATTCAGTTTTGAATAGAAAGAATGGTTTGGTCAATATAACACCGAAATATTTGGGTGGTGCTGGTATGAATGTTCACACAAAAGATTGTATGTTTTCAATTGAGAACCTTGCATGGCAAGGATTTGACCCATATTCATTTGAAACTGCATTATCATGGGAGCAGCGTGGTCCATTTGGTGGAAGAATAATGTGGTTTCCACCGTATGGTTTGACATTCAATGAAGAATCAAGTGTAAACTGGAATGAGCACAGTTTCATTGGAAGAGGTGAGAATGTGTTTACTTATGCAAATACATCAAGGTCAGGCACTTTATCATTTATGATGGTGGTTGACCATCCGTCAATATTGGATTATGCGACATGGCATGAGCCTACTGATTTGAAAGATACTGATATTTTCAGATTTTTTGCAGGATGTGATTTTTGTGGTGGAAAAGGTGATAATAGTGGAGTTGGTGGTGGTTCAAGCAGCATACTTAAGAGTTTTGTCAAGCCAACTCCATTGACTGATGAGTATCTTAAACCAGATGATGGTATTCCACCAATCCCTGTTACGGATGAGAATAAACCTGAGTCAGAAACACCAACAGAACCTGATGCACCGACACCTGAAGAAGAAATAATTTTAAGTTTTGTTGTGTTCTATCCAAATAATTATACTGGTTATTATGATAGAAAGGACAATCAAGTTGACCCTATTTCTTATTTGTTATTTGGAAAAGGTGCTCAATGGAATTGTGTTGATGATGATGTGTCTAAAGCAGAAGTTTTGCCTATTAATTTTGATAATGTTGAAAATGCTGGAAGTGGTTATGAAATGTCAAATAGCAAAACAAAAATAACTCAGCAAAACAATGATAAAAATTATATTATCGGAACAAGTAGTTATGAAACTAATGGAAAAAAAATAAATCAATACGTGCAAGACATTAATAAAAAATGGTATTATAGAATTGACGGTGAATATGTCGGGCATATAAAATATAAAGAAATTGATAATACTTTTGGGCAAACAATTACAAAATCGGGTATGCAAAATACCAAAGATTTCCAATTAAATTGTGATATAACAAGTGTAAATAATGCATTTAATATGTCAAATCCGAATTATAAGTATTATACAATTGCTGAAATTGCATACGCTTTGGCTAGAATAAATGGAAAAAATAATGCTGCTGAAAAAATACAACAAAACTCAAAAAAAGATGATAATGGATCTTATTTAAGAGAAAATTCTATAAGTGAGTTGCTAACTTATTTTGATAAAAAATCAGAATATAGGGTAACTAAATGTATTTCTTATGGAATGGCAAACTCACAAGGCAGAAATAGTGATAACGCAACGAATGAAGCAAGAAACAAGCATTTGTCAAAAGAAAGAAGTGAAACTGTTATAGAATGGTTTAATAAATTATACGGTGAAAAAGTGTCTCTAATTGATGGTGATGACAATAACAATCCTTTTGAAGTAATACAAATATCAAATAATGATGAAAACAGTTTTGATGCTAAATGCTATAGATGTGCTATTTTTTCACTATGTGTTAAAAGGTCAGAAACAAAATCTGTTGAACAAATGAATGTTCCGCAAGATAATGCAGAACAAGGATATGTCAGTTTCAAAGGGTGGCAAGAAGTTAGATATTATCAAGATACAACAATAATGTTGTATAAACCAACAGCGCAAAATACATCTGTTAACGAAAAGGGAAAGGATAAATTATGGTATTATGATGAAGATTCCAAAATGATGAAGGTATTTAATGTATCAACATTGAGGAATAAATGTGAAAAAGGATATAGTAGATGGCTATCAGATTACCATAAGAATGATAATACAAAACAAGATAAAAACAGTTTGAGATACGACCAAGAATATCACTTCTTCAAACAGTTGGAGGCAAAACATCCAGACGTTTTCAGTTCAGTTGTCAAAAAACTGCAATATTTTGACCCTGCATTCCATTCAATGACACCTGAGGGATTTATGGGCAGATTAACTTTCTTGCATCAATGCACAAGACAAGGGGAAACAATCACAGCATCAGACAGAAACGGGTTTATGGCAAACAACCTTGCATTCGGAAGACCACCGTTCTGTATATTGAGGCTTGGTGACTTCTATTACCAAAAGATAGTCATAAGAAATATAAGTATAAATTATGACCCACTTGTTCTTGATTTAAACAATGAGGGAGTTGGTGTTGTTCCTCTTATTGCAAATGTGAGCATAACCTTCAATTTCATAGGCGGTGGTGACTTGACAGGACCAGTAAGAAGGCTACAGACTGCGTTGAGCCACAACTATTTTGCCAACACAAGACTTTATGACAACCGTGCTGATAGGGTTAAATATAAGGAAACAAACAATTGGGATACAATGAAGAAAGGTAATATTGACTTTGAATCAAGTTATTTCCACCACACGAAAATGTCAGACAATAAATAAGAAAAATTAGCATATATGGCAAATCAGTATTATGACAGATATCAGTCATTTAGGGCAGATGGTGAAATCAAGAAGATACCACTTATTAAAATTGACAAAAGTTCAACAGATTTATATATAAAGTTTGATAAAAACAAAATGCGTTTGGATAGTTTGTCATACAAGTATTTTGGTGATGCAAATTATGGATGGCTATTGCTTTTGGCAAATCCTCAGTTTGGCAGTATGGAATTCGAAATACCAGATGGTGTTTTATTCAGGATACCGTATCCGTTGCAAACGGCATTGTTGTCCTATGAGAGAAACGTAAATGAATATTTTGGAAAATAATGAAAGGGGAAACAATTTGATTTTCCCTTTTTTACGTATTTATTATTATAAATGGTGGAAATTAACGTAAAACTTTTTTAAATGGATGGCAAAAACATAAAATTTCAGAGGATTATATATGTAGAACCTAATGATGTGTTCGATGAGAATTACGGAAACAGTCAAGGTGACTTGTCGTTGACACCCAAGTATGAGGATTTTTGCATATCATTCAATTTGATTATTGAACAATTTTCACGGTTTAAATCAAGTGGTACTGTAACCGACAAGAATGGAAGAAAGAATGATGATGGTCAAACAAGGAAATATGTCATAACTTGGGGTTTGACACAAGAGGATTTGGTCAAGAGAAGAACTTCTGTATTGCAGGGAAACAGAGGTGAACCAAAAATAAATACAGCAACAGGTGAGGTTGAATATCCGTACAGTGACAAGTACAATTATTTAACAACATATTATACAGATTTAAGTTATGATTCTTATGAAAAGAACACGGAGATAGAGGGTTTGGGAGTAGAAAGTGTTCAGATTTCATATGAGAGTTGGTATACACCTACGGTAACAATCAAGTTTGTTGATGTACGTGGCTCTGCACTTTTCGGAAGAGAAGAGGCAATTCATGTTGACAGCCATTTGATGGCAGAAAATGTATTTGGTGCGTTTTTCTCAATGCCTTATCCGTTGTTCAGACTTCAAGTGAAAGGATTTTTCGGAAAGCCTGTCACATATCAATTGGCTTGCAGTGGTTTCAAGGGTGAATTCAATTCACAAACAGGTAATTTTGAGGCAGTTGCCACATTCATTGGTTATTCATGGAGTTTGCTGACTGACATACCTTTCGCATATCTTGTAGCAGCACCTTATGACACATACAGAGGAAGCATATATTGGGAAAAGAACAGGTTAAAACCAGAATGGGGCTTGTGGAACAATTCCGAAACAGATACGATACCGCCACCAAGATTATATGATTTTTTCAAAGCAATTGAGAATGCATTGAAAAAAGATGAATATGGAAAGCCAAATGAGCAACAAAGTCAGGAGTTGCAGCAGATGGGTGAGGAAAGGACATTGCTTAATGAAATGTCTGGAAAATACACTGCTTTTATTGCAGCATTAAAAGAATTGGTTGGTGAGAACTGTTATATGGAATGCACAGATTCTGGTATAACAGGAAATAAGCAATTGATATTGTTTCATGACAGAGAAAAACTTCCATTGAACGATGAAACGAAGATAAAATATAATGAATATTACGAAACAATACAAAAATATGAAATTGCTGAATATAGTGGAAAAGATGAAATAAATGTCAACAAAGCACCTAACCAATGGACTAAAAATGAAAATGATGAAGGTGGAATACCAAATGAATTGACTTTTGTAAAGTTATTGAATATTAATGTTGACAGCAACAATGACAACAATGGAATTGAAATTGTTGATAGCACACAAATAAATGTTGATTTCTTGCTTAATAAGACATTGAACGAAAAGAATGGAAAATTAACAAAAACAAGTGCTAACCAGTTGTATGGAGCAATCAACAGCAATGAAAACAAACTGAAGCCTTATTGCTATTTGGTCGATTTGTATAAAGTTTTCGATGAGATAACCAACAGAAACAACGAAATGGTTGAGAACGAAAACAAGATAACAAAGGCAATAAATGAGGCTGCAAATCAGAACATCATAGAAATACTTGGAGGTGTTGAAAACGGTGGTTTCAAGCCATTTATAGGAAACATTTTCAAGATGATATTCTGTCACTTGGAAACATTGTGTCACATAATGTTTGATTCTGCTGATGACATATATTCTCAGATGAAAACAGGCAAAAGAAAACCATCCGAATTAAACGTCAATCTTGGTGAGGAAAGAAATCAAACTGATATAATACCAAGATATGGTGAAAACATAACACCTTGGCCTGCGTTGTACAATGACGGTGTTGTTTTAAAGGATGTTGGATATAAGAGCAATTTAGAGAATGTGTATGCTTGGCCTGGTGATTTTGGAAAACACAATTTCATTGAAGAAAAGGTCGTTTTCGGTTTACAGGAAGGAATACAGATAATAACAAAAGATTCAAAGAATACAACAACAAATGACAGTGTTATAAAAACGGCTGCATTACCGATATTACCAAGTGACTATTTGAATGGAGGTGTTTTCTCATCAGTTAATGTTGATTACATACCAGAACTTGCAGGACATTTGGCAAATAGAATTGCCTCAATAATAGGCGTATGTTGTGGAAACAACGTGACAGAGGAAATGACTGAAACCTTTGGCAAACTTGATGCTTGTAATTTATATTCACGTAAAGGCTCTATTGTAACGTTTGGTAATTTGATAAACAACAAGAAGTTCAACATTGATACATTGCTAAACATAATGCTTTGTACGGAGAGTGAGGAAATGAATGAATTCACTCAAATAGTCAATCAGAATGACCCGAATATAAGGAGATTCCAATTTGAGAATGTAAGCAAAATTGATAATAAATTTGCAAATCCACAGAGAGGTGGTTCGTTGAGCAGATATCCATTCTTCAAAGAAGAAAATGGTGACAGACTGTTATATGTTCATTTCTATGACAACAAATATGCAAATTACGTACCTTCAAAAATAAAGTCATTCAATGAATACAAAACAACAGATAAAAATAAAGGTGATTTCAAGTTCACCGTTGAAAGTAAAGATAAATTATATTTTATACCTCAAATAACAAAGTCAAATGTAAACAATGAAACAGTTACAAATGCCCATGACTGGCTTCATGTTTGTGACAGCACTAAAATTGGTGTTTTAAAGGACAGTGAAGTTGACATTGAGAAATATACGAACAAGCAGATGTTCAGCATCATAACCAATGAGAGTGAAATCACTGCAATCAAGAACAAATGCAATGAATTGCTTAACGGAAGCATAAAAATAATGGATTATGAGGTCAAAGAGGATTTATCAAATTTTGTTGAAAAATTCGTTGGTGTTAACAACAAATTCTACCACCAATATTTTGATGGTGTTAGGTACATGTTAAGTGGAAATGCTGAACAATTGAAACTTGACAAGTCATATTTCATACCAAGTAACAATGCAAATGAGATAAAGCAACCAAACTGGTACGAATGGTATGAAAATAGAAAGGGTGATAGAAAAAATGATGTAAAAGTAGATGAGAATTGTGATTTCTTATTCAATGATGAAAAAACAACATTATCAGATCTTGTTATACAACAATTTTTAGTGTTTTATAAGGAAAAAACAAAAGGTTGCAATTTGTTTGGATGCCCATTTTATTATTTGCAAAACAAAAAAGCAAATGGAAAAGAAGATGACGAAAATCTTTACAAACAAAGGGTATTGAAATCAAAGGCATATTTGTTCTTAAGCACTTTCAGATACGGAACAAAGATTCCAAACATATTTGATTCCCAAAAGAAAAACGGAATCATACAAGCAATACCAAAGGCTTATTTATTGTTTTACGGTGCTATCTTATGGAGAAAAAGATTTAAGAACAAGAACGGCTATGACCCAATCATATCCGAGAGCAACACCAACAAATATGCAAATGAAGGTGTGGACTACACTTTTATTGCAAAGATAAATGATATGGATTTCTTCAGAATTGTAAGCGAAAATCAAAAGAGCAAAATAGACTATTATCCTGTTTCAGCATATATTGGAGGAAATGAAATAGATTTCAATATTGAAAATCAGTTGATTGATTTGTTCAATGATTTTGTTGACAACACATTCTCAAAAATATCTTCAAAATATGAGTTGAAACGAATTGACAACGGAAATCAGATTGATTATGATGATACGTCATTAATTGATACCATTGGCAATTATTATCATCTTACAATAACAAATAAAGAAGTTAACAAAGTATTTTTTAGTGATTTTTTAGATGCAAATTTTTATGGCTTAAGAGGTAATTACAATGCACTTACACTTTTGAGTGGAATTAATACTAATGAGCAAGGTTTCAAAATGTTGCTGAATGAGAACAACAAGGAAGACCAAGAATTGTTCAAGGACTTATATTTCAATTCATATGTTGTGATAGACAATTGCAATAGAAGATTGGGACAAGACAGAAGTGACATAAATGACAATGACAAAATATATGTCAAGACATCTTTATTGAAATCATATCTTAAAGGATTTGTTGACACAAGTCAGAACATACTTAACTCACAGACAATTTCCATCGGTGATGACGGAAATCTGAATGTTTCATCCAATACGTTCAGAAATAGAGACCTTTCAATTGCCATTTACTATTATCTTAAAAATTTGTGGGACAAGTGGTTGGTGATATCCAAGACCGATGCATTTGATGTTGCTAATTTCTATCAGAATTTTGTTTTCATTGATTCATTCTACACAAAGATTGAAAATGAGTTGGCAATCAACTGCGAGTTGCTTTTGGAAGCATGGAAGGAATTGGCAGACAATGGAAGTTTGTTCCATTTCCTTTCACAGATTGTAAGCAAACATGGATGCATCTTCTTGCCTGTGCCTGATTTTGTTGGTTTCAACGGAAATACACAAGATGACACAGACGATGTTGAAACAATGAAGAAACTGTTCAGACCAATGCCTTACAATGAGATTGAAGCACCTAGCAACAGCAACAAATTCATCGTGATGTACACACACAGCCCTGCTCACGTGAAAACCAATCAGAATGCTTATGTATTGGATTCATATGATATATGGTCACATAAAGATGGAAGAATCACAAAAGAGGCTGCTGAGTTGTTCAGAGAGAAAAAAGGTGACGGTGACATAACAAGGCTTGGATACAACGTACCGTCATTCGGTATAGCGTTTGCAAAGCAGAACAACCACATCTTCAAGAATCTTAGGTTGACGATGGATAACCCAGTGATGACTGAACAAGCAATAAAGGCACAATGGCAGATTGCGATCACAGGTGGCTCGTCAGAGGCACATTCAATACACTTTATTGGGCAGGATACATTCAATGTGTTCTCCAATTACTCATACAGCATAACGGTTGATATGCTTGGAAATGCGCAGATATGTCCTCTTATGTATTTCCAATTGCTTAATGTTCCGTTATGGAAGGGAACATATATGATTTACAAGGTTGTCCATAATATGACTCCTGGGGATATGACAACAACCATAACAGGAATGAAGATGAGCAGATTCGCACAGCCATTCAACACAAATTTCTTCACAATACATGAAATAAAGAAGGCAAATCAGAATGGAAACGGATTGAATAGTGACTGTGATGACGGAACAGATTATGGAGGTACTGAACCTTCAATCAGTGGCGGTATGATTACAAATGCACCTACAGTCAATGTTAAGGATGACGGTGCATACAATCTTGTGTTATGGAGATATAATACATCCAAGGCTTCTTTTCCACATAAATTAGAACAAGGTGTAGGAAGATCATCTCACTCAATTGAGGGTGTCATTTATGAAGCCGCAAGCAAAAAAATATTAACATGGACAATTCAATCTGATGTTTTTGATAGAATCGGTGGAAAATCAGGAAAAGGTTATTATAATATTGTCCCATCCGCAGGATATTGGGAAACTGAAAAGGGTGAGAAAAGTTATCGCTATGGTTGTTCTTCGTATTGTGCATCATTAACAAAAGGTGGTGGATACGGATTTAGTGGTCAAGCAGGAGTAAGTGGCTCTATGTTACGTATAGAAGCATCAGATTATAATAACTCAGGAGGATGTTTATTTCATCCAGGACAAAATGCTGGCGGAGGTTGGACAACTGGGTGTATTTTATGTGGAGAAAAGGCTGTGAACGGTAATAGACCAAATTTTAATTTAGATGATTATCATGCTGATAAAATTAAGAACACCAATAATGTGGATGTTATTTGGTGGAAAAATTTCTACAAAATTGTTTGTCCAAAAATTTTAAGCGGTACAAAAGTCCATTTATATGTGTCAAATGAGAGAAAGAATGTTGCTTATGACGGTGCTGTTATAGAAAGTGGTGGGAGTGTAATTGGTAAGCCGACAGGTAATTTGGTTAATATTATGGATAGTTTGCCTGCTGATTTGAAACCATATGTCATTATTAATCCTATTTATGCAACAACTAAAAATTTTGGTGGTAGAGTTATGCCTGGATATAAACAAGGACAAAAATATTTGTGGATTGGCAAAAGAACAATGGAAATGTTAATTAAATCTGTTAGATATATGAGAAGTAAAACTGAATATCAAAATTATAAATTGATGATTTGGGATGCTTACAGACCTTGGGAAGCAGCTGATAATTTCTGTAAAATAGCACCACAAAAATATATTGGAACATATATATCACGTTGTAAAACAGGAAAACATTCTGGTTCTCCACATTGTGTAGGAAAGGCATTAGATTTAACATTAACAGATTTGAATGGAAATCCAATACCAATGTTTGATTTAAACAAAGCAACTTGTTCTTGGGCAACGGAAACAGGTGGTTTTGATGAATTTAGTAAAGAGGGTAGGTCAAACCCAAATAATACCAATCAACAAAAATTAAGGGATATCATGATGATATTTGATAAATATGGAAAAAAAACAAATTTTGGTGACTATCCTGCTGAGTTTTGGCATTTTACAAGTTATTATAATGAAACAGATGGTTCTCAAAATTATGGATAAACAGAAAGGGTATAATATATGGTAGATTGTTATGGAAATCAAGTTGCAAGTGAGGGTTTGTCGGACAGCAGTTCAGAAAGCACTGTTGTGACAAGTGCTGGTAGTCAAAGTGGTAGTGACAGCAATAAAAACAATAAAATGTCGAAATCACTAAAATTTGGTGATAATGCAAGAAAAACTTGCATAGAGTGCTATAGACGTTTTTTACAAAGTGGATGTGCAGAAGGTGCTGCAAAGGGAATATTATCAAATATATATGCTGAAAGTCAATTTGATTATGATATTGTTACTTGGGATAGAAGTGGCATTAGTTGTGGTTTAATACAATTTCATTGGGGCGGTGAGTTAAATAACTTGGCAAACTATTATAATTGTCTTCCAAGCATAAGATTAATTAATGAAATAGTACAAGGCAACCATAAATTAGCATCAAATATAAAATTTAGTGAATATATATCATTTGAATTACAATTAGATTTTATAATAAAGGTTATTTTTAAACGTAGTAAAGTTACACCAATTTTAAACATTACAGATCCTTCTAATTCCGCAAGGAGATGGATGGAAGAGGTTGAAAGACCTAAAGACCAAACACAAGATAGATGGTTGGAATTTGGAAATACAATAAATAAAATGCTAAGATAAGGTAAATGATTGACTGTTATGGAAATACCAATGCTTCAACAGGAAGTTCTGAAAGTAATAAAATTACTTTGACCAATGGAAATTATGTTGCAAGCAAACCTTTTAACGATTGGGCTGAGTGGTCTCATAGTTGGGAGGGTTTTCATTATGGTTTTACAGGTGGGAAAAATGCCAATGGAATTTATAAAGACTTAACTAATGAAAAAGCAAAAGAAATAGCAATGAGGGATTATTGGAAGCCAAATAATATTGATTTAATAAAAGACTCTTCAGTTGCTATTGCTTGTATGTGGTGTGTGTTTTGGACAGGAAATGCACATTTATTATATCAAGCAATTGAAAATCCTAATGAATACGGTGGCAGACCAAATCCATTACCAAAGGGACATTATAGGATGAGTGAGGAATTAGTAAATAAAATTAACCAACAACAACCTTCAACAATGTTCACAAAAATTAAAAAGCAACTTGGATGGTTCGGACAACTGAGTCAGCCACAAAGATTTCATTATGGTCATCGTAAAAGATGGTATACTGTAAATTTTCATAATCAACTTATTTTAAATGATGGAACAAATTTTAAAGTATTGGAACAACCTGAATTTTTGCAAATGTTAGAAAAACTTTGAATTATGTTTGTTTTTTATAAAAAAATGTATTATTGTATGCTACTGATTAAAATCAGTTGGCAATGCAAAAATACATAGGGAATATAATTGTTAACAATCTTAATTACAAGATTGACAAGTGTTTCAATAAATTAAAATTATTGGATGATGTTAACAATGATTTGCCTACCCTAATAATAGGGTTGGAAAAAGCAAGAAATTCAATATCCGATTTCAATATATTGAAAAGAGAATATGGTGACAATAAAACATTGTGGTGGACATTATCAAAAATGGAAAAAAGGGTTGATTATGATAAGAACATAATTGATTTTTACAATTTCTGCATAAACAACATATTGAAAGGAATAAAATACAAGAATATTGATTTAATCAACATCAAATACAATGAAGCAAAAGAATATATCAGATTTATAAGGAACAACCGCAAAAAGTTTTATTACATTGACAATGGTAAGTTTATTTTCGTTTATGATACTGAAAGTGATGTTAAAGATAAAAATATTTATGGTATCTCGTTGAGCACGGCAGAGTTTTTAGGAATAAACAAAAAAAATATAATTGAACTTGTGAAAAACAATAACAGGAATATAGAATTAAGAAACTTTTATTCAATTCCAAATAATGTCAGAAAAATGATAAATGATGATATTGTAAGTAAAATGGTATTAAATGAATTTTTTTAGATAAAACCCACTATTTATATAATATAGAGATAAAATGGTTATAAGTTATGGTAACAAGATTTTTTGGAAAAAATCCATACAAGAAATATGTAAGGCAGATACCCAACAGAAAGATTAAGCATGTTGTTGCTAATTTTGAAAAGAAAGAAGAAAAAGCAACAGAGAAAAAACAAGAAAATAAAGAAATTAAAGAAGATACCAATATGGCAGATGAGAGATTGGAGAAGATTGAACAAATCGTAGGTACAAAAGCGCCCAAACGCAAGGTCAAGGTAGAGAAAAAGGACAAAGGTCTTATTGAGCGTACCGAAAATAGTACAATTTTATTGACCGAGGACAATAAAATGCTCTTAAACGATTAAGAAAATGGACAAGAAGTTTATCAATGAGAACAAATTCAATGAAGCAATAGACCGTTTTCAAGAACTTGCAGGTTATAAATACCCAAAACAGTCGCTGAAGCACTTGTATGAATATACAGTCCTTTCGCATCCACAGATTGATGAGGTTGGTGAGGATGACGGTGAGTTGCAACAACCCCAGAACGGAGGTATGGGTCAACAGCAGCCACCACAGCAAGGAAATATGGGAAATGGTCAAATGCAAGAGCCTGATATGGGTGCAGGAATGCCTCAGGATGGCTCACAAATGCCTCAGGATGCAGGTATGCAAGGAAATGGTATGGATATGTCAACGGGAAGTCAAATGCCACCAGATCAATCAGGAATGCCACAGGATGGAAATATGCAAGGTGGCGGTGATATGGGAATGATGGGTGATGAGCAGATGGATGATGGAGGTGATATGCAAGGACCTGATATGGGTAGCGAAGAAGAACCAATGGGAGGACCGATGGAATATGATGGAATAGAAACCACTGAAATGGAACCTGATGATGAGGTTATTGATGTTGATGACCTCACCCAATCGCAACAAGCAACCGAATACAAGATTGACGGTGTTGATGACAGGCTTTCGAAGATTTATTCTGTAGTAAAGAAGTTCAGCGACCAGTTGGAGAAACAAGAGAAGAGTATAATGAAGTTGAAAGATGAGTTTGAGAAGAGGAATCCGACACAGACTGAAAAATTCAATCTTCGCTCACAAGCATCTGGTCCATTTAACCAAACACCGTCAGACTATTGGGATAAGTTTTCAGATGAAAATCCGAATTATGAAATAATTCGTGACAACGATGTATCACCTAATGATGAACAAAAGGAATATAAAATCAAAAGAGGTGATATAAGTGGTCTGAATATGAAAAATATATCTGACACATTGAATCTCAATCAAAACCTTAAAGATTATATAGGTTTTTAAAGGTTTTTTCTTAAATTTTTGATATTTATTAGTAGGGATGTTTTTAGATTTAACAATCTTTAAAATTATCTCTACTTTTTTATGATAATATTTTGATATATGATAGTTTTGAACTATTTTTGTGCGTAAGAAAAGACAATAATAAAATAAAAATGATGTAAAATGGAAGATTTAAAATTTAATGCGGTTAACATTGATGCTAAAGCGTTGGAAGAGCAAAATGAGAATTTAAAAAAACCAAAGAACAGTTTTCAAGATGGAAAAAAATTAAGTTTTGACCCAAAGAATTATCTTGACCTTAAATTAAAGGAACATGAAGCAACAAAGACTGTAAAGGTTAGGTTTTTGCCGATATCGGCAAGTAACGGAACTGTATTTTTTGACATTATCACGCATTCACTTAAAGTTGACAAGGAAGTTGCCAAGAGTGGTTTCAAGTCATATGTTTGTTTGAATGATGAAAAAGCAGAAAGTGGTGAGGAATGTCCTATTTGTAAGAAATCAAAGGAACTTTTTGACAAGGCAGCACAAGCACGTAAGGAAGGAAATGAAATTCTCTCAAAGTCCTTGTTCAAGGAAGCATGTAGTTTGAAGAAGAAACGTACTTTCATTGCCCGAGTGATTGATAGGGAACATGAGGATGAAGGCGTTAAATTTTGGCGTTTTAATGAGAATTCCAAGGGTGAGGGTATTTACGACAAACTATGGGCACTCAACAAGACGAGGGCACAAGAAGCACTTGAAGACGGTGAAGAAAACTATAGTATTTTTGACCTTTATAATGGAAAGGACATTATAATTACCGTTGGAAAGTCACAAATTCCCGATGGATTCGGTGGAATGAAAGACAGTGTTTCTTATAACATTACAGATAGTGGAAATAGAAAACCACTTTCAAAGGATGTTGACAAAGCAAATTCGTGGCTTAATGACGAAAAAACATGGAAAGATGTTTACAGCCTTAAAGGTGCTGATTATCTTGAATTGGTTGTCAACGGAAAAATTCCTGTGTTTAACCGTGAACTTGGTAAATATGTAGAGAAAACAGAATTTGATTCTAATGTCAAAAAACTTGAAGAAGAGGCTGCAAGTGAGGTATTAAAGGAAAATTATGTCACGTCAACATCAGAAATTATCAACAAGGAATTTGAAAATGTCGGTAATGAGATTGATGATGATTTACCATTTTAAATGTATAATGTGAGAATGTGATGGAGAAATTTATATTTTTTTCCATCATGTTCTTATTTTTTAGGAATTTGAAAATAAAAATCTATCAAATGAATATAATTCATGCAAGGGAAATTGAGGTTTGTTTATGCTCCAATGGAAAGTGGAAAAAGTGCCATATTGTTAATGGAGGCACATTATTTTGAAAAAAGAAATGTTGGAATTTTGTGTATGAAATCATCTGTTGATGATAGGGATGGAACTGATGTCATAAAATCAAGGATTGGTATAGAAAGGGAATGTCTTACAATATATCCAGAATATGACATATATAGGATTGTTGAAAAAATTGTTAAAGAACAAGAAGAAAACAACGAAGAAAACAAACTCCAATGGATTCTTGTTGACGAAAGTCAGTTTTTGACTGGTTATCAAGTTGAGCAATTAAGGGCAATAGTTGATAAACTGAATATCAATGTAATGTGCTATGGTTTGAGGACTGATTTTCAAACACATTTATTTGAGGGTTCAAAAAGATTGTTTGAGTTGGCTGATGACATTGAGGAAATGAAAATATCATGCACTTGTGGAAACAAAGCAATATTCAATGCAAGGTTCAATGAGTTTGGTGTAATTGTGACTGATGGTGAACAAGTTCTAATTGGTGGAGAAGACAAATATAAGCCTATTTGCAGTAAATGTTATAGGAAAGAAGTTGGTAGAATAATACCTAAAAAGAATGTTATGTATTAATTTTTAATGAAAATAACTTATTATAATGTGAAATTATGGCAAAACAAGCAATAAAAAAAGGTGCTGTAACAAAAAATGCTTTCAGTATTAAAGACTTTAAGAAAAACAACCTTAAAGTAACACCTGTTGCAGAAAAGCCAATGGAATGGTTTATTATGCCAAAGGGTTTTAGTGATGCCACAGGTCTTCCAGGTATTCCAAAAGGATGGTTTTCTGGATGCTATGGTTGGAATTCGACAGGAAAAAGTACAATAAAGAATTGTTTGATTGCAGCAGCGCAAAGACAAAACACGTTACCTGTTATATTTGAAACAGAAAGTAATTTTGATTTCAAATATGCGATTGATTGTGGTATGCAAGCAACACCTGTATACGGTGATGTTGAGGTTGAGGATGTAGATAGTGAAACTGGTGAGATTACAACACATACGGAAAAACAGATTATCGACTATGAGGGTGATTTCATACTTTTCACAAATGAGGCAATGTGTGAATATTGTGGGGATATGGATTATAGTACAATGACACGAAAGTCAACAAAAAGAACTGTTGCGTTGATTGAGGATATTGCCTATATCATCAATGATTTGTTGGATAAACAAGAAAGTGGTGAATTACCAATTGATTTGTTGTTCGTTTGGGATAGTGTTGGTAGTGTGACCTCTTGGAAATCACACAGTTCAAAAGTAGGAAACAATATGTTTGATGCATCAAGCATCAGTACGGCGTTTAATACAATAGTTAACACACGTATACCGTCATCAAGAAGTCAGAAATCAAAATACACAAACACATTTTTCATAGTGAACAAAATTTGGGATTCCTCAATGGCAACAATGGGAAAACCATCAGTCAAGTTAAAGGGTGGTAATTCATTTGAATATGCATTACGTTTATTGATTGCGTGTGGAAAGATTATTACAAGTGGTGTCAAGAAGTTGGAGGCAACAGTGAAAGGTGAAAAATATGAATATGGTACGGTTGCGCCAATTTCAATTAAGAAGAATCATCTACCATCACCATTTAATCTGAGCAGGGATGGGATGCTTTACTGCACATCAAATGGAATTATTGCTGAAGATGAAATTGATTCTTATAAGAAGAAAATATTACCTACAATAATTCAGCAACTTAAAAATAATGATACAAGTGGAAAATTAGATAATATTACAGAAGAAGATATTGAATTTACAGAAAGTGATGAAGAAACCTTGTAAATATGCAATATAATTTTTGGGTTTTTAACTTTTTTGTATTATCTTTAGAATTGATTTTTTAAAATTAGACATTGTAACAAGTACAGGCTTAATTTAACCCATTGTTATTAAACACTCAGATGATGTACTGAGGATAAAAAAACACATAATTCCAAAGGTAATACTAGGATGCTGATAACGGATGGTGCCTGCTTGTTTTTTGAATTATTTAACATTATTATTAATTAAAATTAAAAAAAACGTATGAAAAGATTAATTTTCACTTTTTTGGTTTTATTTGGACTGTTGTCAGTTACAAATGTGAATGCACAAACTTATTATTACAAAACCTACAAATTTGCAATAAAGTACAAAACAAATGGTGTTTGGAGTAATTGGTCTGATTGGGAGAAGTCAAATATGACGTTGACTATTGATTTGGACAATGATGTTATTACTGTTTATAGTGAGAAACGACAGGTTTATAGGGTAATTGAATATCTTGGAAGTTATACCGATGATTCAGATGGAAAACAAACAAAGTACTATGTTATTGACCAAGACGGTGACAGAGGCTATGTAAGACTTAGAAAAGAATCTTCAGGCTCAAGTCAGATATATGTTGATTTCAATGATGTGATGTTTTGTTGGTGTTTAAGAAGAATATAATATTTTTCAATTTAAATATACAGTATTAATATGAAAGTAAAATTGATTAACATAGCAGA